AGAGCAGATCATGGAATAAGAACAACCCGACAAGTAAAATCAAAAGGTTGTTCTATATTGAAATTATTAATTGAACAAAATCAGTTAATAATACAAGATTATAATACAATACAGGAGTTATCACGTTTTAGTAAAAAAGGTAATTCTTACGAAGCTGAATCTGGAGCTAACGATGATCTCGTTATGAATCTAGTATTATTTGCTTGGTTATCTGACCAACGATTCTTTAGAGAATTAACAGATATCAATACATTAGCAGCATTGAAAGAAAAAACTGAACAACAGCTTGATGAAGAATTACTACCTTTCGGATTTATTGATACAGGGGATCCATTACCAGATGAACAAGGATGGATTGAGTACAGACCTGAAAGAACTTTTGAAGTGTAGTTTAGATTATTATAAATAAAACTGTGATAACTATAAATTAGTAAATAGGTTTAAAATAGATAATATTTAAAGGAGAATAATATGGCTTTTTCCGTAAGTCCTTCCGTAATTGTTCGAGAGGTGGACGCATCAGCATCGGTTCCTGCCATCGCAACACCACCTGCAGCAGTAGCTGGTGTATTTAGATGGGGCCCGGTAGGTGAAGCAATACTTGTTTCTTCAGAGAATGAATTAGTTCAAAGATTTGGTGAACCCAATGATAATAACTATGAGACGTTCTTTGTAGCAGCTGATTATCTTTCATATGCAAATGCATTATGGGTTGCTCGTGCAGATAATGGAGCAGTTACTGCTTCTGCTTCTGATACTTCAAGCTCAAATACTCAACTTCATGTATATGGTGCATTTGATGCATTATATCCTGGAGAGTTAGGTAACTCATTACAGGTTGCGTATGTTAAAGATACAAACTTTGAAGCTGATCTTATTGAAGTAAGTAATATTACTTCATCAAGAATCACAGGTAATACTTCCATTAACCAAACAATTGCTTTTAATGCTACTTCAGTTGAATTTGAAGTTGCACCAGCATATAGAATTGATACTACAACAATTGATGCAGGTGATATATTTGTCATCGGTAACGATTCAGTAGGTTATCAATCAATACCAGTTTCTTCAATTGCTGAAGAATGGAGAGATTCTGCAGGCGATGAAACTGCTAACACCAGTTTAGTTACATCATATGGATATACTATTACTTTAGGTCAACCATACAGATTAGCAGAGACAGAATTAAATAAATTAAGTATTACAAAGAAATGGGCATTCTCAGGATTATTTGGAAAAGCTCCAGCAACAGGCAATTTCCATATTGCTGTTATTGATGAAGATGGTTCAATATCCGGAACACCAGATACTGTATTAGAAATTTATTCTGATGTTTCTACATCAACAAGTGCAAAACTATCAAACGGTAAAACAAATTACTATAAAGAAGTAATTGCTCAAGAATCTTCTTGGGTTACTGTTGCTAATACTGCTCACTTCGAAGCTCAAACTTCTGAATATGAATCATTAGCATTAGGTACAGATGGTAGAACAGAAACTGCAGCAACATTAGCCGACCTTGCCGGTGCCTACGATTTATTCAAATCTTCAAATGAGATTGATGTATCTTTCGTATTACAAGGTAAAGGTGACGATAGTGGTAATCTTGCTACATACCTTATTTCAAATATTGCTGATTACAGAAAAGATGCAGTTGCGTTTATTTCGCCTGCTAAATCAGATGTTGTTGATGAAAGCAAATCTGAAGCTAAATTAGCAAATATTATTGCATATAAGAATAGCTTACCAAGTTCTTCTTACTATGTAATGGATTCAGGTTATAAGTATAGATATGACAGATATAATGATGTATACAGATATACCCCACTTAACGGTGATATCGCAGGTCTTGCTTCAAGAGTTGAACCTTTTGAATCTCCTGCCGGTTTCCGTAAAGGTGTAATCAAGAATGTTGTTAAACTTGCCTTTAATCCTAATAAGGCTCAAAGAGATCAACTATACAGTGCAAATGTTAACCCAGTCATGGCACAAACAGGACGAGGAATTGTTTTATTTGGTGATAAGACAGGATTAGGTGCTAATAGCGCATTTGATAGTATCAACGTTAGAAGATTGTTTATTGCGGTAGAAAAGGCAATTGCCAATGCTGCAGAATCATTCTTATTTGAATTGAACGACGAGTTTACTCAAGCTCAATTTAAAGGAATTGTTGAACCATTCTTAAGAGACATTCAAGGTAAAAGAGGTATTGTTGATTTCAGAGTGGTATCTGATACAACAGTAAATACACCGTCTATTATTGACCAAGGTAAGTTCAGAGCTAATATCTTTATTAAGCCTGCACGTTCAATTAATGTAATTGAATTAACCTTCGTGGCAACAAGAAGCGGCGTTGAGTTTGATGAAATTGTTGGGTCATTAGCCTAATAAATAATTTTTAATAAAGGAGAAAAAGAATGGCATTTAATATTAATGAGTTCAAATCCCAGTTAACTGGCGGTGGCGCTCGTGCTAACCTTTTCCAAGTTCAGATTCTCAACCCTGTTGACCCAGTTGCTGATTTTAAAGTTCCATTTATGGTAAAAGCAGCAAACATACCGTCATCAGATGTATCCTCTTTTAAGGTTTCTTATTTTGGAAGAGAGATTGCATATTCTGGTTCTAGAAAATTCTCGGCTTGGCAGGTAACTGTAATTAACGATGAAGATTATCAAATTCGTAACGCATTTGAAGCTTGGATGAATGCAATTAATTCGCATCAAACTAACATCTCGGGTTTACCTCAAGATTATAAATCTGATGCATTAATTACACATTATAGTAGAAATGGAGATCCATTGAGATCATACAAATTTGAGGGATTATTCCCAACATCAGTTAGCACAATGGCAATGACATGGGATGGAGCTGACGCAATTCAGGAATTCACAGTTGACTTCGACTACGACATGTGGACAGTTGAAGGAAATACTGGTATTCCTACTACATAATTAAATAGGTGATATTTTGAAAATTTTTGGCTTTGATATAAAGAGGGCAGAAGAGGAGACTACAATTCCAGTCTCCTTTGCTGAACCTTCTAATGATGATGGAGCGATTACCGTTGGTAATGCTCTAGGTGGTTTTTATAATACAATATTGGATATGGAAGGTTCCGCTAAAACGGAATCTGAATTAATTACAAGATATCGTCATATGGCAATGCAGCCTGAAGTTTCTCAGGCTATTGATGACATTGTTAATGAAGCAATTAGTGTTGATACTAATGATAGAGTTGTTGAAATCTCTTTAGGAGAAACAGATCTACCAGATAAAGTAAAGAAAAGTATTGTTAATGAATTTGATAACATTCTTTCATTATTTGACTTTACTAATAATTCATATGATATGTTTCAGAAATTTTATGTTGATGGAAGATTAAACTATCATATTATTATTGATCCTGAAGATGTTAAGAAAGGTGTATTAGAATTACGTTATGTTGATCCTCGAAAACTAAAGTTAATTCGAGAAGTTGATAAGAAACAAAAGGACAAGCATTCAGGAATACCTGTTAAGAAAGTTAAAAACGAGTATTACATGTATTCTGAAACAGGGTTCCAAAATACAAGTACAGGTGGAATAAGTTCTCCAGCAAGTAGTACTTCAGGAATCAAGATTGCTAAAGATAGTATAGCTCGAGTAACATCGGGCTTAATGAATGAGAATAATAGTTTAGTATTATCTCATTTACATCCAGCAGGAAAAGCTTTAAATCAGCTTAGAATGTTGGAAGATGCTGTTGTTATTTACACGTTAACAAGAGCACCTGAAAGAAGAATTTTTTATATTGACGTGGGCAATCTGCCTAAGAACAAGGCAGAACAATATCTTAGAGATATGATGGCACGTCATAAAAACAAGTTACAGTATAATTCGTCAACCGGTGAAATTACCGATTCTCGAAAGATGCTAACAATGACTGAGGACTTTTGGTTCCCTCGTCGTGGTGGAGAAAGGTCAACTGAAGTTGATACCCTCGCAGGAGGTAATGCACCAGGATTGAGTGGTAACGAAAACTTAGAGTATTTTCAACGTAAATTATACAAGGCGTTGAAGGTACCTTTAAGCCGTTTAGAACCAGAAGCTATGGCAACCTTTGGTAGAACATCTGAGATTACTCGTGATGAACTAAAGTTTGGTAAATTTATTAGGAGAATTCGTTCTCGCTTCTCATGGATATTTAATATGGTATTAGAGAAGCAATTGATACTCAAAGGTATATTAACACCTGAAGAGTTCGCAGAAATTAGAAATGATATTCGTTATGACTTTGTTAAAGATAATTATTTCGAAGAATTGAAAGAAGCTGAAATTCTAAGAGAAAGATTGAATACTCTTAGAGATGTTTCAGAATACACTGGTAAGTATTTTTCTCATCAGTGGATTACGAAAAATATTCTTCAAATGACTGAAGAAGAACAACAAGAAATGGAAGATGAAATTGCGGCTGAAAAAGAAGCAGGCGGTCATCAAGAGGACGAACCGTTTTAATAATATAAATAAAGGTAATATAGAAATTAAATTAGGGACTAAACATGAAAAATTTTAAAGATCTAGTTTCAGAAGTTGCCCAACCAAAGGCACCTGAAGAAAGACGCTTTAAGGATCAACATACGATTGAGTTAATCAAACATCCTGTTGCTCCTGACCATGTCTTCACAGGTGAGATTCCTGGCAAAGGGGAAGCAGCAAGGCCTGCTGACCAAAAAGGCGATGTAAATTACGATAAAGCGTATAAGAAACGTGTATCACAAACATTACCTGATAGAGGTACAGGTGATGGCAAATCACAAGATGAAGTTGAAGAATCAACAACACCTATTAGAAAATCAATTGTAGAGATTCTTGGAGTATCAAACAGCAGAGAAGTTAAAAAAGAAGAATTGGTAGCTTCTTGCGGTTGTGACGAATCTTGCGAACATTGTGGCGGAGAACATAAGGTTGAAGAAATTGGTAAAGAATGTTCTTGCTGCGGCAATGAAATTAAAGGTATGCAGGAAGGTGGTTGTTCAGATGATAAAGTATTAAAGGCAGAAAAGAAACCTGTTAAAAAAGCAGAAACAAAAGAAGCCGATGATACAGAAGCATCTAAAACTATTGAGCCTGAAGTTCAAAAGAAAAAAGTTTTAAAAGGTGAGGACAAACCAAAAACAAGTCCTACACAAGTTACCATTAAAGATTCAAATGGAAAAACAATTCAAATGACATTCAAAGAAATGTTAAATAAAGTTTCAACCGAGGAAGAATTGCTTGAAAGTCCCCAACAAGAAATTCCTATGATGTTGAAACAATTACATTTTATTTGTTATGCATCAGAAGAAATTCAATCCTATTTGAAAATGGAAGGACAAGATCCTGAAGAATGGTGGCAAAACAAATTAGCAGAAGTATTCTCAAATGTTAAATCTCTATATGCTTATGCAAAAGGAGATCAAATGGTTAATGCTAAACCTTTATCTGCTTCAAAGATTTTTACTAAAGCAGGTATGGCATACGAAAGTATCGAAGCAGGTTCTTTTACATTACAAAACAATGAAGTAATTGAAATTTCAGAAGAAGATGCAGATACTTTAAACAGAATGTTTGAGGAATTAACAGAAACAAACAAAAATGAAATGTACAGTGTATTCATTGCTGATGAAGCAGGATACAACGAAATTTTAGATTTTGCTAAAACAGTATAAGGAATATTAAAGATGCCGAGCATAGTTAAACCACTAAGTGTTCCAGTTAATATAACAAGTGGAGCAAATACAATTTTTGATGCTACTATTGCTTCGGTAACGAATACAGGCACAGTACCTGAATCTATTATTGTAGTAGAAACTGCAGGAGAAGTTTTTGTTAGTCCTGGTGCTACAATTTATGTTGAAAAGGAATCGTCTCATTCACTAACGGCTGCGGGAGCGGCCGCCGCGGTCTGGGCGACAAAGATAGCATATAGGGCATAAACTGATTATAAATAGTTTTTAATAGGGAATAGATATGAGATTAATAGCAGAATACACAGAAGATTTTGTAGAAGTAATTACCGAGCAAAAAGAAGACGGTAAAAAGAATTACTTTATCGAAGGAATCTTCATGCAAGGCGATATTAAAAATCGCAACGGAAGAATTTATCCAAGTGCTACTTTAGAAAGCGAAATGAATCGCTATGATAAAGAATTTATTCAAACTAAAAGAGCACTCGGAGAGTTAGGGCACCCTGATGGTCCACAAATCAACGGGGATCGCGTTTCGCATTTGATTACTGAAATGAAACGTGATGGCAACGATTTTTATGGTAAGGCAAAAATCTTATCAACACCGATGGGGGAAATCGTTAAAAGCCTATTAGACG